GTATTCATAGCAGTAGCAGCAAGTTTAGCAGCCGCTGCAGTTTGCGATTGGCCTTGTCTAGTATCGTTACTTAGCGCAGCCAGCTCTCTTCGTAGTTCTAGCTCACGGTTCTTCATTTCTAGTTTACCCTGAATTTCAGCCATTTCTATTTGCGGTTGTGTCTGGGTATCTTGAGCTTTAGCCATATTCATAGCCGCTTCGCTTTGTAGTTTCTGAACTTCTGCTTCAAGTTTAGCTACTTCAAGCTGCAAAGTTTGCATAGCCATTTGAGTTTGCGCTTGTTGCATAAGAGCTTCTTGTTCGCTTGGTGGTTCTACTCCAGTCATAACGCGTATTCGTTGTGCCAACTCTTCTTTGCGTGTTAAATGACTATACTCAATAACAGCGTCATCTGGTATAGCGACACCCGCTTGGCGTAAACTTAATGCTTCAGCAAACTGTAACTCATCAAATGTATCTCTAGCAGGCGCAGTAGTTACAACAACGTCGTACTCTCCTAGCGTTAAATCGTTTATAACTCTACCTTCCGGAGTCATCTCGTTAACTACTAAAGGTTCTCTTGGCTTTAATGCGTCTTCTTCGTTAGTGATCATTATTACGCGTTCTTCCGTATAATAATTTTGTACTAAATCTAAAACTTTTTCCGCTAAATATTGTCGTGTCTTCTTTAGATTATCTAAAGGCACTTGAATCATAACCGCGCCGCGATTCTGTTTAGCCTGAATAGCAATACCTGAAACTTCCGCTCCATCTGTGCCAAGCATAGAATCATTAATACCACTTATAGCCTGTATATTAGCAGCGGCTTTTGAACTAATACGGTCAAGACCTGACGGTATCTGACTAGGGTTAATTTTCATCGGGGGAGTAGAGCCCCTATTAAACTCAAGTATTAATCCGGTTTCAGCGCCGTGTTCTTCTAGGTCTTCTACCTGCATATTAGTCAGTGAACCACTTTCTACCATCCAACCACTATTAGCTGTTGTATTAACAATATGTAACTCTTGGCTAGATATTTTATTCAGCTGTTCTTGTGGTGATAGTAAGTTACGCACCATACCGAATGGGCGCCCTCTGCGGAAATACGCAAAATAAGGAACAATAGTAAAATCATTGTAAGGCGACCAATCATCATGGAGCACTACTTTGTCACAAGTTACTGTCCATCGTACGCGCCTGCGCATTTTTGTATATACAGACAAGCCATGAGTTTTAGCAAACTTTTTAGTCTTAGCTTCTGACCAATTATCCGGAACAAACCGTTGGTCGCCTGACTCCATATCAACGAAACAATCTGTTTTAACTAATTTTCTATGTTGTCGTTCTATAATTCGCAACGACCTGACATTTCTATAGTCATCAGTGTCTGGAATTGGCGCACCCGCGTATTCATCCATAGCATCTGCATCGCCGAAAGTATTATCAGCATACTCTACTGAATCGTGACCAAAACTATTTCCATTTTCTGCAATAAACCGTAACCGCTCTGCTTGTTTTTTACTGTAGGTTTCTTCTATCTCGTCAAGCGTCATCCATTTAGTTTCAAATACTTCATTCCAAGATTTAGGGTCAGAATTTTTTGCATCTGGATCGATTAAAATATCTAAAGGATCTTTGCACATTATGCGCACTTCGCCTTCTATATGATCTGAGAAATCTATACGCGCATCAAAGTAACCACGCCCATCCATAATCAAACCATCGGCAAATACTTGTTGCTCTAGCCAATCTAATTTATTGTTATCTGCTATCTGCATATACAAACGAGTCAGCACATCCGCTATTTCTTGATCGCCGCCTCTACGAGGTTTAAATCTTATATCTGCTCGTCGGGTAGACTGTTCACCTAGTACGGTGTTGATCGTAGGTAAAATAGTATTAATAGTTAACGAAGGTCTACCTTCTGCGTCTAATGCTGCAATATCCGCTGAATCCCATTGCTCACCTTGATAATATGCGTCGCACTTTTTTGCTAAGTCTACATAGTCTAAATGCCCATTATCTCTGGCTCGTACATACCTATCCCACTGAACTCTAGTTATAGTGTCCTCTTCCCCTGGAGACATTTTGCGTTTCTTAGGTAATATTGCCATATATCTATGCTCTCATAGCCGTTTTTGATTTAATTTCTTTAGAAAGGGAGTCTAGCCTATCGCGCCATGAAGGTGGATTTACTATTCGTTCTGAAAAAGTACTAAACTCTGTCATCATTAACCCTACCCATGCAAGTGCATCAACTTGATCATCGTGTACGCCATTAGGAAATCTTAATAATTCAGCAACTAATGGGCCTGTGAATATTTCGTTCTTAGGTAGATACACCATACCTTGTTGCATACGTCCTTGTATAGCCCTAGCTCTTGCTTCTTTATCGCGTCTTCCGGTTTTTAAATCTTTTATATACACTTCATTAAGACCACGTTCGCGTATACGTTTTTGTAAAAACGGCCCCAGTGCCATTTCTATGTGTCCTTTTTCTATGCCGACAATAGAAGGTTTCCAAAGTTCATACAGATCTAGTATGCGCTCAACCAACTCGAACCCGTCAAATCTACCACGAACTACGTCCATTAGGAATAGCCTATCGTATTCATCTACCCCCATGACTATCCCAACAGAATAATCATTACGATCTCTTTGGCCTATCGCTAAATCCCACGCGCAATAATAACGCATACGATCTTCATCTACATCTTCGGGTTCATAGTACTTAACCATGTCTCTAGTAAAGTATTCACCGTCATCAGATACAGGATTCTGTTGATACAGCGCTGACCAATCTCGTGGGCCAACAGCTCTACGTATTTTATCGAGCGCTTCTACATTATAGCGTTCACCGTGTAATGGGTCGCCCTCATCTCGAAACTTTTCTTGTTCTTCTGCAATAGCTGGGTACCGCACTACTTCCCACTCATCCCCGCCTTCAGAATGTGCTTTAAGTAATCGCCCTGCCAGATCATCGTCATGCCATCGAGTTAAAATAACGAGTATGCCGCCGCCTGGAGCAAGTCTAGTATAAGCAGTAGAAGTGTACCAATCCCAACTTGAGTCCCTATTATTCTGGGACTCTGCATCTTCCCTATTTTTTACAGGGTCATCAATAACTAAAATGTGCGCACCTTTACCTGTGATACCACCGCCAACACCGGCTGATACGTAACCGCCGCCGCCCGTTGTTAGCCAAGCTTCTGCAGACTGTGAGTCTGGATCAAGTCTTGTAGGAAACGCAGTTTTATAAGAAGGCTCCCGCAGCAACTGCCGCACTTTCCTACTAAACCCCATGGCTAATGATCCAGAGTAGGAACACCCAATAAATTCGTGACTGGGGTTTCTACCTAGGTGCCATGCAGGAAAAGCTACCGAAGCTAATGTGCTTTTGCCGTGTCGGGGTGGCATGAACAACATTAACCGTGGCGATTTCTTGTCCACCACATCGTAGCTAAACTGCTCTAACCGTTTACATATATCCTTATGCACCCAGCCTGCAGCGTAATCTGGATTAAACCGCTCTACAAAAGGTAATATTCTTTTGCGCGTTAAAAAACGTAACGCTAACTCTTCTTTAGCCTTCTGGTCTACTGTTGTTTCTTCCGGTTCTTTTTCTGCAGCCGCTGCTTTAGGCGCTGGTAACGCATCGACCAAATCTGCTTTGCAATACGCGCACATCTGATCCTCATCAGAGTATAGAGTTTCAGGATGTAGATTATGACATCTGCTACATTCTATAGTAGGTACTGCTGATTCTGTCATCCAGGTTCTAAATAGTCTTTATTGTGCCCTGCGATCTGCAGAAGTTCTTCGTCCGTCATACGTTCTAGCTGTTTTGAGCCATTAATGTTGATATTAACCTGTGTGGCTGAGTCTGGCTGGTGTAATCCGTGCAATTTACACAGCGAATCTACTGTGCCCTTCATTTCTGTAGCATTTCCGCAAGAACTCCACGTATCCATGTACATTTTGTGCGCATTGACCTTAGTAAACTTTACTTCTTCTCTAATTTCTTCACGCAAAAAAGCCAAAGCCTTACTTACACGCTCACTATGCACTAAATTCGTTGATTGCTTACGGTTTTTGTGACCTACTGCGCGGCCAGAAGCAGCAATAGACATACCGCTGGCTATGAGTCCTATGAACTTCTCTTCTTGGACTGATAGTTCCCCGTGATTAACGCCCATATAGGGCAATTTTGACTTAAACTCCAAATCATCTGGAGCTTCATATTCAATGGAGGGTAGATCGTTGCTCATATATCTCTCTTTTAAGGCTCTGGTCACTATAAATGAATACGGGTTTTTTGTCATCATGGGGTAGAGCTTCTATTGTACTCGCCCATTCTCTAGTATGCTCTTCATCGAAGCCATGCGCACTAAATAACTCTACAATCTTATAAAAATCATAGGCAATAACTTCTATAT